AACAGCTTTGTTTGGCATTACACCGAAGGTGCGTGCGGTATGACGGAGGCAGCCAGAAAAGCTGGGTATGAGTTTCCAAGTCAGTCGGCAAATAAATTATTAAACGGCAAAGATTATCCGAATGTGGTCAAAGCTATTCGGATCAAACAAGATGAGCTTGCAGAAAAGTATGCGATCACTCCACAAAAGACTGGCACAATGTTGTGGAAAGTCATGGAGAGTGCATACGAAAGCGGACAGTTCAATGCAGCGGTTAGTGCTATCAAAGAGCTGAATCAGTTAGCTGGTTTATCAATCAATAGATCTCAAAATATAAACATCAACGCCAACCTGGAGAAGATGAGCAGGGAGCAAATCAAAGAAAGATTAGGACAGTTGCTCGGTGCTGAAACCTCAAACTACTCTGCAAAAGATAAATAGATAAATAACTTGCAAATGGCCGTCTGCCATCCAGGAGCAAAAATTTTTTGATTTTTTTAAAAAATGCCGTAAGTTATTGATTTTGCGTGCTTTTTTTAGTGTGCAATCCTGTATTCTTTTGTGCAACTATGTGCAACTTGTGAGCACAATAGCAACAACAATAAATTGGAGTCCCTAGGATCGGCTTTTTTACAGGCATTTGGTTTTTTTGGGACCCCTGGGCACCCATATTTGCCGACGCGTATGCAAGTGCGTATAGAACTAAGTTAGACACACTAAATCACAAGAAAAACTCAAGGCAAAAAAATTTTGTGAAAAAAATTTTGCAATGCGTTTGCAATTTTTTGCATATTTTGAGAAACTCTATCAATGCCGATTAACTCCAGAAATAAAGGCGCAGCATTTGAACGTGACATTGCGAAGATCCTCAATGGTTTCTTTGCCGACAACGACATCGATTTCCAGACCAAACGCAACCTAGACCAATATCAACAAAAAGATCTATGCGATTTGGATATACCCTTTCATGCGGTTGAGTGCAAATTCTACAAAGAAGGCGAATGGCTAAAGTCCGCCTGGTGGGATCAAGTTTGCAGTGCCAGTAATGGCAAGATTCCTGTATTGATATTTAAGTTCAACCGCAGACCGATCCGAGTGTGCATACCCTTGTATGCGATTAACCTAGAGTGGCCGCACGAAAACGACAAGATCTGTGTCATGGCGATAGATGATTGGCTTGATACCTTGAAAAACAACTGGCAGAACTATGAGCGACAATATTCTACCTAATCACGGCGTAACCGGTCTGTCTGTCAGCCAAGATGATGTAGAACTGTTCTTAGATTATGTAGTTGAAGCCGAGGGAATCGTGGCCAAAGTGCACGATAAAGGCAATGAAATCGAGCAAACAACTGTCCGGGACGCTACTATTTACTATATTGATGAAAAACAAACGGGTTTGTATCAAATTTTGAACAAAATCGCCTTTTCAGCCAATAAATACTTCAAATATGACATTACTGGCATAGAAAAAGCGCAGATAATTCACTATAAAGCGCCATCTAACGGCTATGAGTACCATTTGGACATAGGACCAGAGGGTACAGCTGCGCTGCGGAAGATCAGCATGAGTCTTTTGCTCAATGAAGACTACGAAGGCGGCGAAATTTGCTTCCGTTCCAGCGAAAATGAAAGCTGTACGCGCCCAAAGATGGGTGAAGTAGTGGCATTTAGCTCTTTTTTGTCACACAAAGTCAAACCCGTGACCAAAGGCGACAGATATGTAGTTGTTGCTTGGTTTAACGGACCGCCGTTTCGTTAGGATCCTTATTGTCCTGGTTTTTCTCTAGGATTTCTTTTTTTCTGGCCTTAAAATCTGCAATTAATTTATCATAATGCTTGGGACTCATACGCCGCATAGTTGCTACAGCTTTTTTGTTGTCCCGGTAATGATTTTCTAGGCTTTCTACTGTATTGGTCGGCATAAAATGAAACATGGCTAAGTAAATGCTTTCTGCAAAGTCAAATTTCTTTTTACTTTCTGGATCCCAGAAAGGAACGGGTGGTATTTGTGGCATGCTTTTAAGTAAATCTAGGTCTGTGTAGCACTATTAAAGATGCTAATGCCTTATCACTTAAATAGCGTAAGTGTTTTGGTATTTTTCTTCTGTCAATTTTTCTCATAAGTTTCCTCCAAATCATCTTCGTTTACAAAACTTACCTGGTTAGTTTCTTCGTCTAGGAATCTAACCTTACCCTCATCATTATAGCCATAAAAATATCCGAATATGGCATGACCTAATAATTTTACACGTTGGCCGTGTTCAAGATTTGCTTTCATCTCTCCTCCTTTTATATTCTTTGATTAATATTTCTGCCTCTCGATTGCAGTTGTCTGCAAGCTCGTTGAGCGCATCAATCTCTTTTAGGATCTGGTCTTTTTCTAACAGGTTGGTCACATTCGGTAGCTGATCTTCTAAATCTTCAATCTGCCTGGTGCATAGGTCCCGAAAACGACTAGCCACATCCTCTAAGTGAATGACATTATCTTCACTCATCAATGCAACCACTTAGGTAAGCCGTTCGGATATTTAAACGCCAGCTTGAATTGTTGTAGATCTTTGGGATCAGTAATAATGTTTTCCATAATATCGATTATAGAATCATTATCTGTAAATTTATATTTAGCCTTTAGCTTTGGCATTACCTGGTTAAAGTATTTAGCTTTGTTCATTTTGTTTCTCCATTTTCTTTCGCATTTCAGCAAGATGAAAGGTATTCATATATTTTGATATTTCTTCGTGATGGCAATTTATAAGTTGTTTTATTATTTCACCATTTGTGACTCTTTTACTTACTTCAGAATCCTCAAAATAATAATTTTTTATGAATAATAAATTTTTACTTGTTTGTGAATCTAACTTAATAGATAACGATTTAGCTTTGTTCATAACAAACCCTTGGCTTTTTTTGGCACAGACTTGTAACATTCTTGAATCATCTTCTTGAGCAGCTGGCCCGTGCCAACGCCATAATGTTTTTTTACAGCGGTCAACATCTTTTTGGTATCTGGATCTATTCTAAACTGAATAGTCGCTGTGTTTGGTTTCGATATATCAAATTCTAATTTCATAGGTCCTCCGAAATAATTTAAGACAAGAATACTATAAGTTATAAATAGTTGCAAATATTTGTGCATTTGTTATTATTGTCTTGTGAGTAACAAATTTTTTATGGAGGCAGTATGAAAATATTAATAGCTTGCGAAACCAGCGGAATTGTTCGTGAGGCGTTTCTTGCTTCTGGCCATGATGCTTGGTCGTGTGACATCTTAAAATCAGATGTAGCCACAAACAGACATATCCAGGACGACGTTAGAAATGTTTTAGCAATGGATGACTGGGATATGTTGATGGTTGCACATCCGCCATGCACTAGACTTTGTTTGTCTGGAGCCAGGTGGTATAAGGTGCCACCACCAGGTAAAACATTAGAACAAATGGAGCAAGAACTAATAGATGGTTGTCAGCTGTTGTCTGACCTTTGGAACGCAGATGTACCAAAAATTGCTATCGAGAATCCAGTAATGTTATCCAAAGCAAGAAAAAAAATCCAAGAAATATCTGATAGAGAGTTTCCCTGGAATCCTACACAATATGTTCAACCCTACGAATTTGCAGAAAGCATAGATGCAGAAGACAACATAACAAAAAAAACAAGTCTTTGGCTAAAGAACCTGCCGCCACTAATACCGACAGGAACGCTAACAAAAGAAACAGCCAGGGACGATATACACAAAGCACCCCCTGGACCAGACAGATGGAAAATAAGAAGTAAGTTTCATCACGGCATGGCCAAAGCCATGGCAGAACAATGGGGTGGCAATTTAACTAAGGAGGCAGCATGATTGAACCAAGAAAACAAGTAAACAATATCTACGGCTATATCAGAGTATCATCTGAGCAGCAGGTCAAAGACGGATCTTCACTCGACGAGCAAAAGAAATCCATTGAGGAGTTTGTCGCCAACAAATACGGCGGCAGGAAAGTTGACAAGTTCTTTACCGACGCTGGTATTAGTGGCATGAAGCCATTGCTTGATAGGCCAGGCTCAAGAGAGCTAACTGACACTATGGACGCCAACGATGTGATAGTAGCAACCAAGTTAGATAGGCTTGCGAGATCTTTTTTAGAAATGGTCAACATGATTCCTGCCCTAGAAGATACGGGTATCACGCTGTATTTCTGCGATATGTTTGCAGATATACCAGTGGTTTTGCCTAGGCAAAAAGAACAAACGGGCCTAGCAGCAAAAATGGATATGACCAGAATAGCTAATCAAAATCTAGTGACCAATATGGCGCAGTTTGCTGAGATAGAAAGAGAAATGATTATGTCCAGGCTCAACGGCGGCAAGTTAGTCTATGCAGAAAAAGGTTACTCGATCGGTGGCAAGACACCTTTTGGCTATAGAAAAGAATACGACGAATCTGGTAGCAGAAGAAGAACTAAGCTAGTGCCAGTTCCAGAGGAACAAGCGGTCCTTAAACACATCAAAGCGCTTAGAGAGAAAGGTTTGGGTGCTAGAAAGATAGCTACGCAGATACAAAATTCACATCCAGGCTATGAGGACTTTCCGTATCACAAAGTTCAGAGGATTCTTATGAGAAAGTTCCAAGGCCTTCACGATTAGAAATTTTTAGAGTTTCAGTTATAATCATAAAATGCGCGACATCAACGACATAAATATATTTGACAGAGCTATGTCCTTTGAGGATATCAATGACATCTTGTTGACAGCTCCTCGAACAGATATATCTCAATACATAAAACCCGATGACAGAGATTTTCTAGACAAAAGCATAGAGGAATACGAAGCAAACGTACCTTTGCTCACGCAAATAGGCGTAGGCTTTACTCCACCAGGTATGGCCATAGATGTTGCAGCTGCCGGTAAGTACGGCCGCGATGCTTTTAGAGATTTTGGCGAAGGCGAAATAGGTGAGGGGTTTAAAAATCTTGGTATCGCAGGATTATCTGGTCTTGCTGCGATTCCTCTAGTTGGTGAACTTGCAGCTCTAGCCAAGCAACCAGTAAAAGCAAGTCTAAAAGCGCCTGGAGGTATTAGGTCTTTGGACGAAGACATGTTAGATCTGCAAAAAATATTAGATGATCCAAAACTCTCTAATGCAGACAAAGCTAAACAAATAGAAAATCA